ATAAAAATCTTTTTAAGTTTGTTGTGACTAAGACCGACTCTGGGAACGTGAAAACAACAACTTATTATGGACAAATATTTATGCTGGGAGGTCGATTAGGTTTAATACCGAAACACTTCTTACGAGCAATTAAAATGGACTTAGAACTCGGCTTTTCTCTTGAGTTTTGTCTCGAAGATGCTTTTGCTGTAATAACTAGTCAGTATCCAGTTGAAGTTATACTTGACGCTGAGAATCATATTGAACATGATTCCCGTGATCTTGCTATAATTCAGCTCCCGATTAACGCTGGTTGCTACTCACAAGCATTCAAACATATTGTCGACGAACAAGATTTGTTTAGGGTAGGTCACAATCCTGGTATCTTAGCAAGGTATCAAACTGCGACTGAAAAGGATAGACAAAAAGGCATTCGCCATTATCGTGAAATGTTTTATTTGTCTACTCTTACCCCCGAAGACAGTCTTGTCGAAACCAATATGCGTGATGAGATTATAACAAATAGAGGATCGTATTTGTATCATGCTGTGACTGTTCCTGGTGATTGTGGATCCGTCCTAGTCGCTAGAAGCACGAGCATAACCCAAAAGATTGTAGGTATACACATTGCTGGTTTGATGGGCGTTGTCGAAGGCATCTCTGTTAGTATTACTCAACAGATGATTGTCAAGATGATGTCTCATTTCAAATCTTCATCGCAATACGGACATGCCGTCGTACCTTTTGATGTCAGAAGTGATATTCTAAGAGAAAACGGCACGTTCCAGTTGCATGGAACGAAGGTTGGTGTGCGCATCAATGGTAGTGTTAAAACTGCTATGTCGCGCTCAGCTGCTTTCGGAGCATTGTGTGTGTCTCCCAACAAACCCGGACATTTGAGGCCATTCGTGAACTCACAAGGTGAACGAATTGACCCCATGAAATTGCAACGTTCGAAATATGGTGTTGTTAGACCGTTTGTCGCTCTTTCGAGAGTACAAACTGTCTATGAGGCTATGACTGTATTTTATCACCGAGAGTACCAAAATACTCCCGAATGGTATAAACAGCCGTTGACTCTGGAGGAAGCTATCATCGGAATCGATGGTGACCCCTTCATAAATGCCATAAATCGCCAAACTGCCCCTGGATACCCTTACACTTTGAATAAACCCAAAGGCACTGTAGGAAAACAAGGTTGGTTTGGAAAGGAAATGGAATATGATTTGACGAATTCTCATTGTCTCCAGTTATTAGACGATGTTGAACAATTGAAGCTTAGTATGTTGGATAATGTGCGCCCTGAAGTTATCTGGATAGATACACTGAAGGATGCCAAAATTCCTATTGCGAAGGCTGATATTGGCAAAACCCGTCTATTCACCGCATGCCCCATGCATTATAGTATTGCTTTTAGACAATATTTTCTCCCGTTCATTGCACACGCTATGAGGAATCGCGTAGATAACTCTCTAGCCGTTGGTATTAATCCTACCTCTGTGGAATGGACTAAGCTCGCGCAGCGTCTTCAACGCCAAGGCTCCGATGTAATTGCAGGAGATTATTCCAATTTTGATGGAACTCTGCCTGTACAATATGTCGAAGTTGCCGTGAAGATCATGTGTGACTGGTTACGTGTTAACTGGGAAAATATAGTCAAAGCAAACCGTAATGTGGTATGTGGTCGAAACTTAACTGAAGAACAATTTTACGATTTTTTGTACAAATTAGGAATGGAATGTTTCAACCATCTACATATTGCCAATCATGAAGAGGCGAATGGCGCACTGGTTTATTTCGTTCGTAACGGTATACCTTCTGGTTGCCCTGCGACGGCTATACTTAATAGTATAGTAAATCATTGCGTTTTAGCTGATTCTTGGTTGTCAATTATGCAAAATGAACCTCTCTGTGAAAATTTAGCAACAATGAGTGCGTTTTTTGAGCACACATCGTCTATTTTTTATGGAGATGACTTCATTATGAATATACGACATTCTGTTATAGACTTGTATAATCAGGAAACTCTTACACAAGTTCTTAAAACTAATTTGGACATGGACATGACCGACGAAGCAAAAACAGGTGACATTGTAAAGGCTCGAAAACTAGCTGATGTCTCTTTTCTCAAACGCAAATTTCGCTTTGAAGAGAGTATTCAACTATGGGTTTCCCCTATGGATATCAATGTGCTCCTTGATGCACCGAATTGGGTTCGTGCGGGTAACGCTTCTGCGTTACAGATATGTGTTGACACTTTATCGACATATTGTCTTACC